TGGGGTTAAGCTTAGTTGGTCTCTATCTCTAAGAGATTGAAGTAAACCTAAACTATTGCGTAACTCGATTTCAATTAAATCTTTAAATTGAGACATGACCATTATTAATTTTTAGTGAATCAAAAAACTCTTTACGTGCTAGGTTATCATTTTCCATAAACACACCAGATGCTTTAGTAGTTACCATAGCAGCACCTTGATGTTTGATACCACGGCAAGAAACACAATTGTGAGTAGCAACTACAGTTACAATAACACCTTTGTTACCTTCACATACTTTATCTACAGCTTGATGAATTGCTGAAGTAAGTTGTTCTTGGATAGCGCCTCTACGGCCAAAATGCTCAACAATACGATTCAATTTAGACAAACCAATTACTTGACCATCAGCTCCAGCAATGTAACCAATATGAACTACACCTCTAATTGTTTGGTGGTGGTGTGAACACATTGAGGTAACAGGGATGTTTCGCTCAATAATTACTCCATCATAACCATCACTTGGGAATGAAGTAATTTCAGTAAAATTATCATAACGACCAGCAAACAAATCAAACACGTAAGCTTTAGCTACGCGACGGGGTGTTTCCATAGAATTAGGATCGTTACGCCAATCAACTTTTAGGGCATCAAGGAATTTACCGAATGCTTCTTCGGCTTCATTTACCATTGACCATTTTTCTTTGTCTGTGAATGGGAAGCCAGCTGCTACACCATTTGCCATTCCTACAGGAACGCACTCAATATCTTCGTGCTTTTTACGACGTTTGTTTTCCATATAACTTATTTATTTTGCGTGAATGTAATAAAATATTTTAGAGAGCCCAAATTGAGGGTAAATTTCTTAAATAACCTTTATCATTGTCCATTCCAAATCCTACCAACCACTCATTATCAATAGTAAAGGCGTGGTATGATTTTTGTTTTGGAAGTGGTGATGTCATTCTAGTAACTAAAGATACAATTGAAATTGAGGCTGGGTGTTTGACTTCTAAATAATCGATTACTGCCTGCATAGTATTACCAGTATCGTAAATATCATCTACTAAATAAACATGTTTGCCTTTAACGGGTGTCTCTAAATCTTTGGTGATTTGGATGTCGCCCTGTTTGTTTTTGCTTATATACGATTTAACGCGCATAAAATCGCATTCTACGTCGATACTCATGTTACGCACCAAGTCCGCGTAAAACATAAAGGCACCATTTAATAAACCAACCATCACAACAGGTGTCTTATCCCCACGATGGTCATCAGCAATTTGCTTAGCTATAATTTTTGTTTGGATATCAATATCCTTTGCAGATAGTAATTCTCTCATATATTATCTTTTTTCTCCGTGGTATTCTACTGCGTGGCCTTCACTAATCAACAAATTATTTACACTATCTGAATTTTCAGTAAGAAAAATTTCTCCTAAACATCTACCATATTTTCCTACTCCATAAGAAACTAAAATAAATTTATTTTTATTTTCTTTTAAAATCTCTTTTAAACGAGCTTTAGCAGCTAATCCTCTAGCTTTTTCTTCTAAATCACGAGTTCGAGATTCTGGGGTATTAATTCCATTTAAACGGATACGGATTTGTTTCCAAGTATCAAATCCTAAATCTACTAAAGCATCAATAGTGTCTCCATCAACTACTTTAGTTACAGTTGCATTGTAAGTATACATTATTTTTCTTTTAAAATTTCTCTTAATTTATCTATAAGAGCCAGAACTTCGTCTGGCTCCATAGTAATGGCACAACACACTGAAACATTTTCTTCTATTTTGTCTAATATTTCAAGTGCTTCTTCCATTATACTTGTCGTTTAGTATCGTAAGCAATAATGTGATCTCTACCAGTCATGTTATAGCCATGCTCAGCACACATTTCAAATACTTTAGGATACATTTCAATTAATGTTTTACGAGTATCTCCGGCAGGCATAACAAATGTTTTGTCTTTAGGAATACCGAGTTCGACTCTGTAAGTTTCGATTTCAGCGAGGCCTTCATCAGTGCCATCCCAGACAGGCTTATAGTGATAGTCAGCATGATAATCAAGAGTCGCTCTAATGGCTTCAGTATTAAGGCGAAGACGATTGTGTGTTTGAACCATCTTTTCATCTGTAACTGATCCATTGGGAGTAAGGGCACCAACAACAGGGACACTATTACTAAACTTAGGTGACAAAGAAATGAGGTTAATCGGATAATCCGTTTCGAGGAAATGAGAACCTTCAGTCTCGATAGTAATAAAAATACCTCTTTCATTTGCAAAGTGGGTTAGCTCATTTACCAATGCTGGGTGCATTGTTGGAGAACCTCCTGTTAACATCATTTCCTTGACGTGGGGGTTTTCGTCGTAAATTTTAATAATGTCATTAAACGTAAAGCCGCCCTTTTCAGGGTGAATGGATGTATACCAGGAATCACACCACCCACCTTCACCAAAATAGCAGCGGTGAGTACAGCCAGTAGTACGAACGGCAATCGTAGGACGTCCAAAACGACTTCCTTCACTTTGCACACATCTATAAAGTTCCAATACTGGGAGAACTTTGTCATAATCTTCAATGCGACCTAATGGGGCCGACTTTTTCCATAATTTTTCGTTAATCGCCATAAATAGCACTATTTTTACCGTGTTCCCTAAACTCAACTTTTACAACCTTAACACGACCAGAGGTTTCTTCGTTAATAAAAGTGTTGAGTTTTTCATAAATAAATTTAGCAAATTGTTCAGCACCTGTAGCAGGTACAACTCGTGTTTGGGTTAAACCATGAACATCCATTGCTTTAAATCCTTCTAGATAAGGATCATCTTCAGCAACTACTAGGGTATGATCAAACATATACTCCATCCAATCTTTAGGAGACATACCATCAATAGTACCTTTGGCACGTTTCATACCTCCAAAATCCCAAACCCAGTTACGTTCGTCAAGATCTCCTTCGAACCATACTTTAAAACTTACACCATAACCGTGTAAAAATCTACAATGTGTTCCTTCAGCTTTCCATTGACGGAATACTGTACTAAACCCGTCAAATACTTTTGTTGATTGAAATTTAGGCATTGTTAAAGTTATTATATTGTTCTACTAATAGTTGACCATCTTTTACTCCTACATGGCGAGCAAATTCTTTACCTGATTCATCAATTAAAATTACAGTTGGGACGCTACGAACAGAATATTCCATAGCCAACTGTTGGTTTTCATCTACATTTACTTTTTGAACAGGTACTGTTTGACCTACACGTTCCATAACAGGACCGTATTGACGACAAGGCCCACACCAGGGGGCGCTAAAATACAAATATTTCATAATTCAGATTCTTTTATTAATTCGTTTCCTTTTTCTCTCATTAAATAGTAGGTGTTGGAAAGGTCCAAGGGTTTTGCCTTGGACCAATCTGGTGAATATTGAAATCTTCCACCTTTTAAGCCAGTAAATACCTCACCATCTTGAGTTACTACTACATAACGTTCTGGGAGAATATATTTACTTCTTTTCATTATACTAATTCTTCAATAATACCAATTCCTTCGCTTAATATAAGAAAAGTAACTGCCCAACCCAAATTAAAGGGTAGAAGAGCATACCCTAAAATGCGGACTCCTGATTTCATAAAACTTACATAACGATGCCATTTTTGATTAGGCATATATTTTTTAATTTCAGTATTCAATTTAATATCTTTAGTATTTTTAATTTTACCGTACAATTCTGGGTTGTGAATACTATCATTGTGATTGTATTTATTATTATCCCAATAAGTACCTCTACGTGCTTCTGTTATTCCATCACTCATGACTAGCAAGTACTTTAGATACGTGTTCAACAACTGTTTCCCAACTTGCTACACCATTTTCATCAGCATACTCTACAGGATCAGGACGACCAAGTTTAATAAATGCTTCTACACGTTCAACTGATGATGCTGATTTATAATCTGAATACCATTTGTAAGCATTAGTTTCTGGGCGATGATAGATTTTAATTGGTTTATAAGAAGTATTAGTACGTGAGTAAACTTCATCAAAATCAATTACTAAGTAATCACACAACCATTGCCCATCTTCCAAAATAGTAAACTTATCACCATTTAAATAAGGAGTATAAACAAATACTCTTTCAGAACCCCAGTTACCAGAACGGAATGCTTCAAAATCCAAGTCACGGAATTCTTGACGACAATCAGGATAGATTGCGTGATCACCAGCATGAATTCCCATCGCAATTACAGTGTTTTCTTCCGTTTTATCTGCGATTGAAAGTGCTACTGCCTGAGTAATTGAAGCAAAGATTTTATTGCGATTAGGAACAACAGTTGCTTTCATGTTTTCTTCAGCATAGTGTCCTTCAGGCACTTCATCTCCACCTTCTACCAAAGCAGAATTTAATAGGTCTGTTAAACCATCTAATTTGATTACTCGATAACGAACATCATAACCACTAGTTTTCAAATAATCAACTAATGATTGAGCTCGCTCTAATTCAACTCGGTGTTTTTGTCCGTAATCAAAAGACAAAGCCGTTACTGTATCAAATTCTTTGATACATTTAAGCAACAAAGTGCTCGAATCCATACCACCTGAAAGTGATACTACTGCGTGTTTCGCATTCAATTTACCTAATTGGTCGTCTGTAAATAACATAATTTATATAATTTAAATTTGCCAGGTATTTTAAGCGTATAGGCTAACGCTTTTGTTGATTAAAATATTCATTTAAAAATTCACGACGGAACATATTTACAGGTCCCTTATACTTTGCATTTGCAACCATTTTTCTTTTAGTTGGTTCTCCTGCTTTACCAGCAGCTGTTGCTACTTCTAAACCTAGTTTTTCACCTGCGGGTTTTCCTAGGTAATCAAATAAACTTACGTATTCTTCTTCCATATTATAGATCATTAATTTCTCTAAATTTATAAACATTATGAATTAAGTAATCATAATTAACTTGATCACTTAACATATAAAAATAATCATTCATGTTTGCTGTTGGTTTTTTATCTAAACCAGCATCAGTATAATAAATACCTTCTAAAGCAGCCATTACTGGATTTGAAGTATCAATTGATTCAATACAATCAATTCCTTTATACCAACCAAATTCTTGAGGTACTTGACAACCCAGCAAATGCACTCTATCATCTTTAGTTAAAACACCTTGATTATATAGAGTACTTAAAACTACCATACGACCTAAAGCTTTACCTAAATGTTTATTAGGGTGAGTTACAACATCATTGTAATAAGAAGCACCATAAGAATATGCAATTTTTTCATAACCTAAATCTTTATAGGCCTGAGTGCAAGTAAATGCTTCATGGATAGTAGTTGCTTGAACAACAACTACTTTAGTAGTATTTTTAGGTAGAATAATTTTAGCCCATTCTTTAGCATTTTCTACGGATGCATTTCTATCTTGCCAGACATCAGGTACAATAAATTCATCTGGTTCTAATTCAGAAATCCAATACATTAAACGTTCAGTATCATATGCTTTTCCTAGCTCATGAAGTGAGTTGTCCATAATAATGTATCGACCTTTTGCTTTGGCTTGTCTAAAATATTCTAGATAACCTTCCTCCTCATCGAGTAAATGAGGCAAGCAATAGTCATAGTCGTTAAATTTTTCACTATCCCCCAGCAAACATAAAGGGGTTTCATGGCTTACTTTTATCATAACTTAAATATTTAAAATGAATATATGAAACTATTCTTCTGGATCCAAGTCATAGTGTTCTCCTGTGTTACCATTTTGCATAATTATTCTCATTCGCATTTCAGCTTCTTCATCTTCGTCTTGTTGGGTAGCATGATTTGAACAAGGAGTAGGTCTCATATCAGTATGGGTACCATCATGGTTGTTAGTATAACTGGTAGTACCAATAAAATCAGATTTACCTTCTACAGCATCTCTAACTAATACAGACATAATTTTTCCTGAGGTATCGTCTATAATAACGTGTCCTTGATTATTTCCAATTTCTAATTTCATTATTTTTTATTTTTACTCCCAGGAGGACGACCTCGACCTCGTTTTACTTGTAATACTTTAGGTGTTTGTTCTATTTTTACTTTAGGAGGACGACCACGCCCTCTCATATTTTTTCTATTTTCAGCGGGGGTTTTACGGAAAAATTCTTCAGCCATACCATAAAACGAAGCAATATCACCGGGCCATTTAAGAAATGCTTCTGTAAGTTCATCTTTGGTAATTTGATATGCTGAGGTAAAGGCATTATACAAATCTTCCATACGTTGAGATTCTTCTTTCTCATAATCTTCCATCAATCGTTTGTAACGAGCTAAATCAACAGCAAGATTTTCTAATTGCTTTTGATAATCATCTGTTTGAAGATTGACTTTGTCTTTAGCAGTATACAACGCTAATTGTGCTTGCCAAAGATAAGATGATGGTTCAAAATCTCCATTTGCAATACGATCTTTGAGTGGAGCACGTTTACCAAGTGGTTTAACATTATCAGTATGAGTACGCCACCAACGAAATTGGTTGTAATTGAGAGGTTGAAGTTTTGAAATATGTTCTTCAACAACCTCTCGACTATGTGAGATTGAACTTTCTTTAATAAACTGCCAAGCCATAATTACAATGTAATGCCTCTTTTTTCGGCTGCCTCCATTAGCCAACCTTTTGTTTGATTATCTAATGCATCTCCTTCTTCACCTACTTCAATAAGACAACGAGCTAATTTTTTAAATGCTTCATCTGAAATATCTTCGTATAGGGCAACCCAAGACATAGTACCTCTTAATATACCGGTTTTTTCAGCGTATTTGGTTGATAAATCGTATGTCATAACTTATTTAAAAATTGAAAGATTATCTAAAGCTTCTTTTGTACCTTCAAATCCGGGGATTTCTTTAGGTTCATCTAATGTATTTCCTAATTCAACATCTTCCCACTTAATTTTAGCAGTAAGTTTATTACCTAACATATCAAAATCATACATCATTAATCCTTGTTTTGTAATAGAACTAACATTCATGCTTTTACCAAACAAACTCAATTCACGGACTGCAGCTGATGACCATGATTCTTCACCTTTAGGGAAAAATTCAAATACTTTTTTCTTTCTCCATCCACCTAAATCAACGGTGAACTCAAATTTTTCTGTTGCTGTTTCGAAATGCTTTTTCATGACTATAACCTTTATTATTTTTTCATTTACATGGTAAATGTACGAAGCCCCTTTCGGGGCTCCAAACTTTTCATATGACGTTTTTATATGACTCTATAATGACGCAGATGACGTTAATATGTATAATCGCCAAATTATTAACAATTAAAATCAAAACATATGAAAAAGATTTTTGCTTTCATCGTATTATTATTATTAGCTAGTTGTGCTGTTTCAGAAAGTGTAGCTAGAGTTGAACAACCTATTTGTAGACAAGACCCAAATTGTACTAATATTGGAATCCACGACCACGTATTTTTTACTTGGTAAGAGGGTTACCCATCATAGTTTTGGTGTGTTTAGAACCACCAATATAACGTGAATAAGTTCCATCACTATTCATTTCAATTTGTTTACCTTTAAGAGCTTTACGAATAGTTTCTTCATCTGTAACTACTGGAACTCCTTTAGATTGTAAAATATCTTTTAATTTACCTGATACTTCAACATAATGTCCGGGTTCTTTAAGCATAATTGCTGTAATATTTACGGCGGCTGATTTAGCAGGTCCTGAACCATCATGTCCCATACCTACGGATTTATTACCTGCTTCTTTATCTTGAGTAATCTTTAAAGCATCAAATTCAGGATCATCATCTAAATCTATAACCATATAGTCTGATTCACCTTCAGCACCTGTAACATCATCTGGGGATTTGTAGTTAGAATGACCACCAATAGGAGCATAAGCTGTAGAAATTAAATCAAAAATTTCTTCAGCAAATTCCTCTTGTTCATCTTTAGTAAGGGTAATCCATACATTTTTATCAAATCCGGACTCTTCTCTAAGATATTGTTTTTTAAACCAACCGTGTAAATTAAAGCTCATGAGCGATTTTGTTTATAAATATGTCAAATGGTACTCTATGTCCCATTCCATCTACACGCTCAATATTAATTTTTGGATGTTGGTTCATTATATGGTCTTTTAACCATTCTAAAGTTCTATCAGGGTTAATAACAGTATCCTCATTTCCTAAAATAATTCTAGCATTTTGACAAACCTGATGATGAATAAATTCAGGATAATTAGGTTCAAAACTTCTACTATGAAATGCTGGGTTAAAAGCAATAACTGGGATTTTGTAAAGAGCACCTAATATATAAGCACTATAACCACCCATACTACTACCAATAATAAGATCAGGTTTTAGATCTTCTACCTTATTAATTAAAAAACTAAAAATATCTTTTCGGCTATAATCCATAACAGGAGCATGGACATAACATTTATCTGCTAAAAAATCGACTTTGTCTCCACCTTGTTGGCTTTCAAGACCGTGAAGATATAATACTCGTTTTTTCATAACTCTCAATTGCGGTGTAAATATACGAAGACCCTTTCGGGTCTCCAAATTTTTAATTATATTTTATTGTCAAATCATCATCTTTTGGTGGAAAAAGAGATTTAATTCTTTCAATTTCACTAATAATTTTATTTCTTCTAAAAGTTGATAGTCCTGGGACTAGTTGTCTTTCTAAATTTTGTATTTTTAAGTTAGCGAAATTTATTTCTTGATCGTCTACGATTCCGTCTTTGTTTAAATCTAATTCGTTTTTTAAGTTGGTTGAAGGACTTTCCCAGTCTTCGAATAAATCTTCTATATTTTCGTTTGAAGCTTTTTTTTTTACTTCAACTACATCTTCACCTAAATCTACAGGTAATTCTTCTTCATCCCATTCTTCATCTTCTAAACCATCATTTAAGGTTGAGTCCCATTCTTCATATAATCCATCTTCTTCATCAGCTTTCATCATATCAACTATATGTTGACGTTGTTCTTCTTTAGAAATTGGAACTTTTTCACCATAAAGATTAGACTTATATTTTTTTCTAATTTGCTCAAAAGCAAAATTAGCGGCAATTACAAGAGCAATTGCTAAAGGATCAAATACAAAAATAATAGTTAAAAGTAAATAATTAATAATCTTATCCATTGGAATCCCAGTTAAACCTGAAAGATATTTAAGTGGGCCTAATTCACCTGCTAAATCATTACCAGTGCGAACTTCTACTATCTCAGTTTCGTACTCAAATAATTGAGTATTTAAACCATCTATTTTGGTATTTAACTCATTTTGTCTTTCAACTGCTTGATCTAGTTGTTTTTCAAGGGCTCTACGAGTTGAGCTTGAGGTTGTTGTAATTAATTGACCTTCAGCGTTTGTGTACTGTATGACGTTGTTTGCTAAACCAGCTTGTAAATCAGCTACTGCCCCGTTAATAGTGCTTTTTTCTGCATTATATACCGCTAACTGGTCCCTAATGTTATCTCGTTTGGTTTCAATTAAAGCTATTTGAGCATCAATATTACCTGCTTTATTAGCTGTTTCTTGATAAGCAGCTGATAAGAAACCATAAATACCCATAGAGGTGATTAGTACTAAAACAAAAGCTGCTGTAGTTAAATAAATTTTTAATCCTCGAGGTAATGTTTTACGATATTGGTAAAGTAAAGAAGCAATTACTAATTTAGCTACTTCTAAAGATGTTGCCATAATAATTACTGCTAAAGCTGCTCCAGCAAAGAGTTTGCTAAGGCCACTAACTGAATAGAAAGCGGCCGAAGCAGACACTGACAGGGCAGAGGTTGCGATTATAAAGGGAAATATCCTTTCTTGTATTTTATTCCACATTGAATTTTAATGTTGGTTGAATATAAATATAGAAAGATTTTATGGAAAAACCAAATTAAAATTTAGATAGTAAGTTTATTTTTTTCCGTTTAAGTATTCATCTAATAAGGTACCAATGACACCCGCTTTCTGTCGTATAAATATCCATTCTTCCTTGGATAATTTATGTTTTTGTTGATAATCTACTCCAAGTACGCCAATAAAGCGATCTTGTAAATCATCTAATGCTACTAAATAATATGATTCGGCACCATAGGGATCAGCAAATGGTTTCAAACCATAATCTTCTCCATCTTTATCTAAAACAGCTATCTCTCCATTTTTATAAAGTTCAGCCATTGTTTTAGGAAATAATGATACAGGAACGTTTTGGAAACTTTGTTGAGATGATAAATTACCAGGGGTAATTTTTTCATAAAACATAGAAAACTTTTGGATTGATTTTCCTGTAGGGTAAAAATGACCACCATTGTGGAACTGAGTTACCCATACTCGATCACAATCTAATTCGTTCATAATAACATCAAGTTGTTCATCAACTAAAGCATTTAAATGTATAGCTTCATCTACGGGATTTAGCTTTTCTTTCTTTTTTGCAAAATAAGTTTTTGCCCATTCTAAAGCAATTGGCCCAAAAACCGCCGTTATTAAGGCAACGATAATTGTCGTAAGCATCATTAGAGGTGTTTCCATTTTGTATTATAGAGAAATTAACATATCTATAAGTTCCTGTTGAGGGAACATATCAACTTTATCTTTTCGAGTATTGGTGTGAGTCCAAAGACCTTTAACTTTACCATAATAAGCATCAGCATTCCATTCGAAAGCATCAGCACCTTTTTCTTTAACTAATGCGGGGAGTCCAGCTCTTACATCAATATTATCTCTTTCAGCAATCCATAAAATCCATTTATGTAAAGCTTCAATTTGAGCGTCTGAGTATCTGTGCCAGGTTTTGTGTCCTCTAAAAGGTTTTGATAATTCTACAATCTGTGATTCTGCGACTGTAGTGCCTTGATAAGCTTTACCATTAATAACATAACCAAAATTACATACTTCAATAGCAACTGAATTTTTATGCATTGTTTGGGAGCCATTTGCTCCTAAATGCCAACCATAATTTCCTTCAGGAAATGCTTGTACCATTTCTCCATCGTATTTGTCGTCATTCCCTTTAATTGAAGGACCACCTAATACAAATTCGGTAGCAATAGCACCTCTATCATCCCGACCCCAGTTATCAATTGTTTTATAAGGATTGTGCCAACCTGCTGTGTGGTGTAAAAATACCCACTCGGGCTTAATAGGACCTTGCTTATATTCACCTACAGGTAAAAAGTGTCTATTAATTACTAAGCCATTATCTGTGGTATAAATTTTCTCAGAAGCATCGGTAGTGGCTAATCCCATAGCATCCCAAGTTTTAGGACCTACGATACCATCAGCTATTAAACCATTTGCTAATTGCCATTTTTTAACAGCGGCTTCTGTTTTTGGGCCGAAGTCACCATCAGCACTAATTTCTAAAAATTCTTGAAGTTCTTTTACTTCTTTACCTTGTGAACCTAATTTGAGTAACATTATTCTTCTTTTTTGCTGAAGATTTTTGTAATACCATCGATTCCAAATGAACCTAAAGTAATAATTACAAATGAATTAAAAATAGTATCGGTAATTAACAATTGTTTACCTAAAATACCTGTAATAATATCAACGGCAGCAAAAACCACCATTACTGCGAATGATGCGAAACCAACAACGTTTTTTTCGTTGATGTCATTGCTGTCTTTAAAAATGTCACCGAATGCCATAAGTTTATTTTTAATATATTTTATCATGGGGAAACTATTAAGTGAAACGTTTTGTTATAAATACAAAAAAAGGGATGCTATTGCATCCCCTTTTCTAAAAACTATATTTCTTTTTTTTATTTACTAAGTAAACCTTTTACCCAAGATTTTAACAAATCCCAGTTTCGCGTAGCAAATACACCAAATGCGAATCCAGCATAGATTTTGTAACCAAACGCCCACAAAATCAAACCAGCAATAAGTCCTAAAACTCCTTCGATTCCATTAGCTACGATCCAATCTTTAACAATTGTAAAAATTTTTTTAATAAAGTTTAATACATTTTTCATAATAAGTTATTTTAATGTGGTTATACATATTACTATCCATCGCAAGATACACAATCTACAGTTCTTGAACCAAGATCACCTTTAATTACTGAGTCTGTTCTTAGGTAATAAAGTGTTTTTACTCCTAACTTCCAGGCTTCCATATGCACCTGATTAATCCATTTTGGTGAATCAGTTGGGGCAAATGATAAGTTAAGAGATTGGGTTTGATCAATATACTTTTGACGAATTGCTGCTTGTTGAACTAGAGCTAACTGGTTGATTTCTGGGAAGGTTAAGAATACTTCTTTTTCGTCCTCATTTAAAATTTCATGGGATAAGTTTTGAACTGAGCCATTATCTGCTAGGATTTGATCCCATACTTTTTCTGTGTTGTATCCTTTTTCGATTAATACTTTTTCTAATTCAGGATTTTTAACAATGAATGTTCCCTTAGCACCATTAAACACATAAACGTTTGCTGGTTGGGGTTCAATTCCCGCAGAACAGTTATTAATACGTGAGTTAGATACTGTTGGAGCAATAGCTAACAAGTGTGTATTTCTCATACCTGTACCCTTACACCAAAGTGGTTCACCATATTCAACTGCCAATTTACGAGAAGCAGCTTCAGCTTTATTTTTAATATCACTAAAAATTGTATGAGTCCAAGCTGTTGAAGCAATAGCATTAAATGGTAATCCTTTTTGTTGTAAGAAGGTATGCCAACCCATTACACCTAAACCAAGTGCACGACCTTTCTTAGCATGTCTGTGAGAACGAATCATTGAATCTTTACCATTGGTTTTTTCAATAAATTCTTCCATCACACCATCAAGGAAGTAAATCGCAGTTTCTACTACATCTGTGTTTTTCCATTCATCATACTTGGCTAAGTTCAAAGAACTCAAACAACAAATAAAACTATGTTCTTCATCTGTATGGAGTGTAATTTCTGTACAGATGTTAGTCATAGAAACATCTAAATTATTCATTAAATATGCTAGAGGATTTGCTTTATTAATATTATCCTTAAACATAATATAGGGTTCTCCAGTTTCTACACGCGATTTAAGAATTTCAAGCCATAACTTCATCGCTTCAGGATCTCTATCGTTTAATCTACGCATAAAAGCATCATCTACAACAACACACTGGTGCAAGTTCAAACATTGTCTATTTGGATCCCCTTTAGGTCTACGAATTTGTAAAAATTCATCAATATCTAAGTGATTGATATCTAAATTTACTGATGCTGCTCCTCTACGTACTGAACCTTGGTTAGTTGCAATAATAGTTGAATCATAAATTTTAGCCCAAGGCACTACACCTTCTGATTTTCCGTTTCCTCGAATTTCTGTTCCTCGAGGTCTAATTCTGCTAAGGGAAATTCCCACGCCTCCCCCATAACTAGTAAGGCGCATAAGCTCTGCGTTAGTGAGTCCAATACCACGGATCGAATCCGGAGTATCAATACCAAAACAACTAATAGGCAAACCCCTGTCAGTACCAGTGTTACTGAGAACAGGAGAGGCAAGACCAATCCATCCATTCCAAATATATTTAAAGAATTTATTTTCTAAATCAGGACGATTTAAACGCATAGCTACAGCATGTGCTACTCGTCTATATGCTTTACGAGGGGTTTCACCTGGTAGTAAGTATCCTTTTGAAATTGTAGACAAAGCTACATCATCCATGTATTCAGGAAAGTCTTTACCTCTTTCCCATTGTGTAAAATCTGCTATTAAGTTGTTATCCATAATTAAAAAATACTTTCATCCCACTCCATGTGGCCTTTTGAATAGTTAGTTACTCGGTTTGCAAAAAAGTCTGTATGTTGTTTACCTGCTGAGAGGTGATCAAACCATTTCATTCTTCCTACAGCATTCATATCAACATTGCCAACAATTGGTTTATATCCTAAATCTGATAATTTAGTATTTACTCTGTTTTTAATAAAATGCTCAAGGTCATATCTATTACAACCTTCTAGATCACCAAGTTCATAAACCTTATTAATAAAATCAAGTTCAAGTTGTAAAGAAAGTAAAGCGGCTTCATTTACTGCTGCTTCAAGTTCTGGTGTCTTGAGTTCAGGATTTTCCTCGATAAGTGTTCTAAATAACCAGCAGCCGGCTTCGGAGTGCATTGATTCGTCTCTAATAGACCATTCAACAATTTGACCCACTCCCTTAAGCTTGTTTCGCATTTTAAAAGATAAGAGAACGGCGAAGGAAGAGAATAAATTAACTCCCTCGGTAAATGCTGAGAATATAGCGAGTGATTTAGCGATTTCATGCCAATTCTTTTCACTATTAAAACTATCCCTAACTGACATAAGATTCTCAATCTTAGCCATCGTAGCTTCATCTTCCATAAATTCGGCAAAGTTATCAAGTCCAAGTTCTTCATTTAAAAGTGAATATGCTTCAGCGTGGATTGTTTCAAATGCGCCGAAAGTAGTAGCCATCATTATCACCTCAGGTTTTCTAAACCATTTAGTTACCAATCCAGACCAATAATCGTTAACAATAGTTTCTGTTTGGGCAAAGCCCTTTAAAATAGAACCTACAATATTTTTTTCAGTTTCAGTTAAATTCTGTTTCCAGTCATTAACATCACTCATCATAGGTACTTCTGTATGCAACCAGTGTGCTTGTTGCTGTTTCATCCAGTAATCGTGTGCTTGAGGGTACTCAAACGGTTTGTAAACAATACGTTCTTGCAATAGAGATTTTTTCTTTGCCATTTAATTTTTTAATAAAAAGTTAGGAATTTAGTTCAAAAAACTTATTTTTCAACATTTGTTTATCAAATGTATCAAAACTATCATAACTGTTAGAGTTAGGTGAGGTAGTTTCTGTTTCTTCATCATCTGGATCATAATCATGAACTTCGAAATGGCCTGTAGAGGTATCGGCTTTTACACCAAAGGTTAAACCATCCATTCCGTATCTGTTCTTCATAATATGAAATCTACCTGTTCCGTTAACTTTATCTTTTCGTTTTCTTGAGAGGGAAATACATACATCAGTGATCATAATTTTATCATACGACCCTGCAGCTTTATCTCCTTCTACAATATCATCTTTTGCACCTGCACGGTTTACTTGGGAAACACTCCAAATAGGAATATTTAATTCTCGAGCAAGCCCTTTAGTGCTAATATAAATATCATCTATTTCTCCTTTACGGTCCGCAGTACGCTTTCTTGTTGAAAGAAGATCAACATAGTCAATAATAATTAAATCAGGCTTAACACCTAAGTCAGTTACTTTTTTAATATGTGATTCAATCGTGTTAATTGTTGCTTTACCTGTTGGAAACTCTTTAATAATAAGTTGACCAGGTAATTCAGGTACAATTTCTTCAATTTTACTTCGGTTTTGAGTAATACGATCTACTGGGATTTTAGAGAAGAAAGCATCATAACGACGACCTACATACGATTCCCCTAATTCAAGTGTGTAATGTAATACATTAAAACCTAATCTTACAGCATAACCACCTAGTGCAATTAAAGACCACGATTTACCACCTCCTGGATTACCAAATATGAGACCAAAATCTCCATTTCCCAATCCACCTTGTAGAAGATCATTGATACGGTCCCAGGGAGTTGGGATAACTGTTCTGTGATCTTCTCTATAACGCGATTCAACATCTTTATTATATTCATGTCCAACATTTTTATCTTGTCCAGCTTTTAAAGCATTTTCAACCATTGACTTAATCGAATCATAATCACCAGCTTTTAACAAATCAACACTATTTAAAAGTGCTTGTTTTAATTGTTGGTTCTTACAAAATGTTGAAAATTCTTCTCTTACATATTCTAAATCATCGGCTGATGCTTCATATGCTTCTCTAAGTTGTTCTCGAATTGAAACTTTAAGTACCTCATTTGTTACCTTTTTTAATTCTACTTTTAGAATATCCATTGAAGGAGTTGTGTGGTACTTGTCATAATACCTTAGGATTTCTTTTATAATCCATTTATGTGCTTGGTTATCCCAGTATTCCTCACTAATAATATCATGAATATTAGTTAAAAACTCTTTATGAGTTAATAGTGCTGATATTACTTTTATTTGGAATGCTGTACCATATTGGTTTAAACTTACTAGTGTCATTTATTATAACTTAATTTTTCAAAAACATCTTTTACCCAAAACTCTAAATTCCTAATCATACCACCTAATTTATCTTCGTTATAGAATGCTATGAACTGGTCAGGAATATAATTTAAGTTTTTGGATTTTACAACCTGATTTAGATAATTTTTATCATTTTCATCTAACATAGGATTTGATAAATCCATGATTTTATAATTTTTCTCTAATGCATCAATATCTTGAATAATTCGAGCATAAATTACGTGTTCTTTAAATTTACCTTCACAGATGTTATAAACATCATCTAATGTTAGATCTTTTTCCTGAAGTTCAGGAAATAATTTGTACAACTTTTTTTCACCTAAACCCTTAACACCTTTAACTTTATCAGAATTATCACCCATAAGTGTTTTATAAATGATAAAATTAGAAGGAGACATATTAAATTTTTCTTTAACTACTTCTTCAGTATAAAATTCTTTCTCCATTGGTCTATAAACAATAATATTTTTGTTTACTAATTGAAGAAAATCTTTATCGGAAGAAACAATAAATACTTTATCTTTTTCTTGCTCAGGCAATACAGTACATAAATGAGCAATAATATCGTCTGCTTCTACTTTATCAAGTGATACAGTTTTAACTGGTAAGGTTTTTAAGTATTGGATGATACGAATAATTTGATCTACTTTAGCATCATCTTCATCATCATGACTATCAAATACTTCCCAATTAGTGATACGTTGTAGGTTTCTACCTGATTTGTATTCGGGGAGCAGGTTTTTACGGTTATTAGCCGAACCTGCCCCATCGAATACTACATAAACACTAGTTGGATCAATTTGACGTATTAGAGCACCCAGTGATCGAAAAAATCCACCAAGCCCCCCGACATGGACTCCATCAGGGTTTACAGCATTAAGCATTGCAAAGTTTCTAAAGAATAGATTTAAACCATCTATCATTAATATCCTTTGTCCTTCTACAGTCTCTTCTCCTTGCTCATCAAGGTTGTCGAGGAGCTTAAGTAAATCTTTCTTTTTCATATTTTATTCTGGTTCGTTGATGTGGATTTCGATATCAGTATAATCTTGATCTTCTTCAATTATATTGAAATCTACGCCCCCTAAGATACTTTTCCAAGCATCTCCATGATCATCTTTATAAGCTTTTAAAGCTTTATCAGTATCAAGAATAAAACCGTGTGGAGTCATTACAATTTTACCTCTTGTAGTAACACCATTAATGTGGTTTTTATCAATCTGGATATTAGTACGTTTGGCAAATTCTACTTGTTTACCATCTTTAATTGCTTTAATTTTAGATGTACCTGCAGACATAACATTACCAAATGTTACAACAAACGTTGAATCAAACCACATAGCGTATCCTCCTTTGTTCATCAACTTGGGTTGTCCCATTGGAGATTCCGGTTTTAGAGTCCATACCTTATTAATACACACAAGGGTATTGGTGTATGGGTTACTCTCTTTACGAGACAATGTAATACGCTGGTTTACGTTATTACCAAATTGAGTTGACATAGCACCTGCGTTCCATTCATTATTGTTCTTGTTTGATTTAATAGACATCTCACAAGGAACAGAACCAATTGAATCCCACAAGAAAAGCAAATCATAAGGTAGATTACCTTTTTTCTGCTCATCAAGTAGATCCAAAATAAATGATGCTACGTCTTCAATTGTATTAATTGTTTCACGATCAACATAAATAAAGCTACCATTATAGTCTAGGATTTCTCCTGTTTCTTCATCTACAACCTCATTAACTTCAAGGCCCATTTGAACAGCATGTTCCCAGTTCCATTTCATCTCAGTGATAATGAATACTGGTAGAATGCCTCGCTTCTGGGCTGATACGGCTGCTTCAATTAAAGCAGTAGTTTTACCCGTATCAGAATGCCCACGAAGCAATACAATATGGCCTTGAGGAATACCTGGTACAGAAGTAATTTCTTGAAATGCATCCGAAAGTGGAATCCAGGTTTGCTCTTTAAATTTAGCTTTTGATGTCAGTCCTTTCTTATTCTTAAAGCTATCTAGGTTAAAGTTCGCTTTAATTTCAGAGGAGACTGCCTCCGATAGAGACTTTTTAGTTTTTCCTCTTGGCATATTGTTTTAATTAAAATGGTAAATCGTCATCTTCTTCTCCAAACAAATCATCAAACTGTTCTGTTTTTGTTTTTTTAGGAGCTGTTGAAAGACTATAATTTGATTTAGGAGATTCTTTAATATCAGAATCGAAATCTTCAGCAGGTTCAGAAACAATATCACCTTCTTCTTCATCTTCAGGTGACAACCATTCTTGAAGTGCTTCTTTCATCTCATCATAAGAAAGTGGTTTAAATACTTTCAAAGGATCAGCTTGATTTTCAAGTAAAGATTTAACTGTATCTTCACTATCTGAAAGTGGAGATGTTTTTAATGAAGGACCAATTGAAGTTTTGTTGTAAGGAGTACCTGTAACTTCAGGACCTACAGTCGTTAATTTAATATCACGACCTGAAACAATATCAGTAAAATCACCAATTTCTTCATCAGCAGCCATATTCAAGAATTCTTGGTAAACTTCTTTACCAAACTGCCACAATTTAACACCTTCGTCTTCTTGACCACGAACTACGATAGGAGCAAAAACACGAACTTTAGCATCAAGTTTTTTAGCCAAACGCCAATTTTCTTTATCGTTTGTACCACGAAGTTGTTTAGCAAACTCCATAATAGGATCTTTCTCACCCCAGTTAGTAGGTGAAGCCATTACGCGTTTACTACCAATACCGTAGTAAAACATCATTTCCGAAAATGGGTTTGATTTGTTGTACTTAGAAGGAACAACACGAATAAGTTGTTTACCGACTGAGGGTTTCCAGAAGAGGTTTTTATTACCTCCACCACTGTTAGTTGATTGCTTGTTCAGTGAGTCCAAGCGCTTTTTGATTACGTCTAAATCCATAATGTAACTAATTTTTAATGTAACTAAATATAATAACCTTTGGTATGGACACCAAATTAAAGTTCAATAATTTTGTAAATCTTGGTTTTTAATTGTTTTAATTCATCGTGTTGAGTAAGTAGAATAGTATTTTTATAATGTTGCCATTCAATAGGAAATCTAGTATCAACTACACCACCATTTAAACGCTTAATTAATTCATTCAAAGCGTTAATAGTATAAAGTGTATTAGATTCCTTTTTACGGTGAACTAAAATAGTATTAGGGGGGATATCAGACACGTTACCCTGATCAATGTTATAAGTACAAACGTACTCATCATTACTCTTAACGTGTAATACAAATATTTTATCGTACATCACCTTGTATCTAGATGTAATCCCATCAATTAGATTATCTAAATCTTCAAGTGTGGAAAATGTACAAAACAGTTTATTATTCAAATCGCGTATATTTAAAGTAGAAAAATCAATGAAATCGTCTACCTTATACATATGAGGGGATTTATCTAAAATCGTATGTGTCTCCATAACTATATTTTACCTGTAACTTGTGTTGGTTAAAAACTTTTAATATTTCTTTTATAACTTCTTTTTCATTTTTATCAAGGTCAAGCAAAAAACTATCATAAGTATATAATACCAATTTAGTATTTTTACCTTTTAATAACCTAAATATTTCCCACAATATACAAACGTTTGTAGACGTCTCCAAGTTTTGAAGAACATAATTCAACAACTTTTGTGGTTTCATATCTTCTAAATTCCACTCGGCAAAAATATGCCCCGAAATAGGGCTCTCAATCCAACCATTTTCTTGATAGTTTGCCCACAACTCGTCAGTATATACTTGAACCTTTTTAAAGAATTCCAGCTCCTTATACTGTTCAAATACTCCTCCGTATAGTTGTTTAAATGTTAATTCTTTAGCTTTTTGATAATCCACCCCGTACATTTCGGCAAAAGCAGAGTGAATATCTCGCTCACCAAAATCATAGTCCACAAGATTAGCCAAAAGGGTAGGATGATAAGCGCTAATATCCAATTCAAACAAATAGTCGTTACGCGGGATAAAACACTTTCTGTCTCCATTTTCTTTATTAATTGCGGCATAATTTACTCCTCCAAATCGGTTTGCGGGTCGTCCTGTAAGGGTTTTAAAGTTGAATTGAGTGTAGGTGTATTCTGAATCGAGTAAGTGAAAACGCGATTCAAATTCTTCTCTGTTAACTCGTAAACCACTTCTTTCAATGGCGTTGAACACCACTGTGGCTCTGTCATTGTAAAACTTGTTAATTGGCTCATTTATTCTGTCTTTTAGATCTTCAAAAGTTTTCTTACAATATTCATAGTGTTTTACTATCGGAATAATGCGGTTTATATCTTTTTTGTTTGGGAATTTTTGGTAAAAATAAGAATGAGTTTGTGTATATTCTTGTATATACGGAGGCGAGTTGAGTGTAATGTCAAAGAGCCCTTTTAAAATAAAATAATGTAAAAACTCTTTCTTATCGCGTACATATACACGTTTAAATTTATCTAATACACGTTTTACCTCGTTTATATTAAGCGACAAAGTCTCACTATGGTCAATCGATGTAATGTATCCTTTTGTTGAATTTAACGGTCGAATATAGATAGCACAAATACCGTTTTCGACAGGATGAATTTTGTTTGAGTAAGGAATTATCTCAACGAATGCATCTTCGAAACCACTATTATATAACTCTTCTAATTGATCTTGACTTTCAATCAACCAATACATAACTTTTGTTTTCCAATAATATAAGGAAAATTTATGGAATCTCCCCGCTAGTTTTAGAATTTAATGAAACTTGGTAAGTTTTAAATTCCTCAGAAGGTGGATTTTTAGAAGCATCATAAAATTTACCGTAATTAAAATTAAGAAATTCTTGTAATCCTCTTTTTTTAATCCTTCTTTCAGCAATCAAAACCATATTTCTATTAATAGTTTCTACTTCTTCTAAAGTTCCATTTAGGGTCCATGGGAGCTTAAATAATCGATACATAGCCCAATCATAGTCCCTACTTTTATTGCGTATTTTTAAGAATGTTTCTTTATTTAATTCAATAAAAACAGTTTCATTTACTTTAGTACAAAAATATCTTGTAAAAGCTCCTAATTTATAATCATCTAAAGTAGGTTGTGGATAATAAGTTGTTGGGATCTTTCTAACTTTACTTACATCAATTTTTTTAACTCGATTATAATCATTTACCATATCCATATTTTGAGTTTGGTTCTGGTAGGTAAGGAAATCGTAGTTTTCAGCGTAATTTTCTATAAAAATAGCTCCTTCTGGTGGGGTTAATTCCCAAAGAAGTTTGCTTTGATCAATAGTAACTAATTCTTCACTAGGGAGATCATCAGGATTTTTACCCGTAAAGAATCTCCCATCGAAAGTAGCCCAATAAAATCCCTTGTATTCAGTTCCATCAATGAATTTTTGGTATTCACCTCCGCCGGTAAATAAATTAGTTTTTACTCTGTTCTTTGGTATGTACATTATCCAAATCCTTTTAAATCTTTAAATATTGGCGCTATATGTGCAGAATACTCTTTTACATAGTCCTTAACTTTTTGATCATATATTGACTTAGGTAATTGCCCAGGTCCTACATCACCTAAATTTTTAATTCTCATTTTAAAACTACCTTCAGGAGCTAAAGTGCCATACATTTTAGCTAATGCTTGAGATGATTGACCTTTAGCAGGATCTAAATATGAAGTACCAGTTGATTTAGGATCACCAGCAGTACCTGTAAAGGTATAAGTGTAATTGTTTCCTGAAGAATCAAATCCTTTATCTGAGGTACCGGTAACTTGGGTTCCATTAAATGTAAATGCAGGGCCTATACAACCCATTAACCAACCAACAGCTTTAGGAGCTGTGTGAATTAGAACTGAGCTTCTTGAATATTGATCACTTGCTCCTGCTCTAAGTTGATCGTATCTCCATTCATTTTTTTCATTACCTATAACGTGGAAACAACCCCCATATTTACTACTAACCATAGCTTTAACCCTATATTTATCATTTGGAGGAATACAACTTACCCCATTCTGATTGTTTTTCCAAGGCAATTCAATTGTAGCTAAAGTATATAAAACAGTTTTTTCATCTTTATCAAACACCCACATAACCCCATAAGTAGCAAGACCGTTATCAGCTATACGACGTAAAACAACTCTAACTTTTTCATCTTCATTGTTTTGAGCTGGGGCAGGTGCTGGTAAAGGTGGGGCGTTTTCTCCACCCTGATTTTTCTTAACGTAAGTTTTTGGTTTACCCGGAGCAATTGTTCCTGAATCTGTAGTTCTAGTAGATTGACCCGTAGAATTTGTGGTTAAAGGTTTACAAATAGTTTCTATTTTTGTAGTCCACCCATCTAAACCTACACTATGAGAATAACTTTTAATAATTAAACCAATTGAATCAGTTTTATATTGGTAAGGAAGACCTTTACCATCGGTTCTAAATGCTTCATAAATTTTCATCCCAGCTAAACCATCAAGAGTCATACTAAAATTAAAAGGTAAAAATATATTAGGTTCACTTTTTCCTTCTTGATACAGCTTAGCTTGTGCTTTTTTAGACCAGTTACCAACTACGTTTTTTAAAGGTGAAACATAATCACTTCCTAATTCATATCCTTCATAAACTTCATCAAAAGCATCTGCTACTTCTTCAGTCCATAAAGCATCAAATTCATCTTTAGGAGCATTATCATCTAAGTCATCTTCGTCTTCTGTTGCTTCAGCTTTAATTGGGGTAAGACGATCAATTAATCCTTTATTATAGGTAGAAAAAGCTGTTGCGTTAGCATTATTTCGGGAACCATTGCTTTGAGAGCCAACAGATATTAAAGTAGCAAAACTTTCATTCAATTCTGCTTTTAAATCAAAACTACGAATAAAAGATCCTTCTTTACCATCATCATTTAAACCAAAAGTATTAAATGTAGCAAGTTGATCAGGATTATTTTCAACTGAGTTTTGAGGGGTTTCAGATATAATAGTAACAGTATTTGTTACTTCATCGTATAATACTCTAAAAGTATTAATTCCACCTAAGTTTCTATTTATAGCATCTAAAACTTTTTTTAAGAAAGGATAAAATGGGACATCTCCAGTTTCTTCATCTCTTAATTCATATAAACATTTTGTAATAAAATCAATTTCAACAAAAACATTTGCTAATTTTCCTAAAGATCTATCACTATCATGTTGAAAAGAAACAGAAGGTCTTTTGCCTAATTCTTCATTAATATCTGTAGCAGTTACTAAGCTTACTG